GTAGACTACACTCCGGAAGGATATCTATCCCCCACACTCACACGCTACTCCAGAGCATCGCACATGGTTGGCGTGGAATGTACAGGGTACAGAGGACAAGACACTAACAGGGGGAGGGCAACAATACAACTCCCTCCGTAAATTAGATATACGACTTAGACATGGGGGGCACCCCCTTGCTCTAAAAGTATATCTATATATATTCCCCCAACTCACCATCGGGGAATTCTAAGCAATATAAGAAAACCCTAATATGAATAACCTGTTTGATTATCAAGAAAATAAGAAAAACCCTATTGGGATAATGAATCTTGATTTCAGCACTGATTTAACACCTTATGTTCCAGTAATGGACAAGATTATTTTGGATCGGGTAGAAAATAGACTTGGATTAAACCCTAACAAGTTATTGGATTTTGCATATCAAGTATCTGGGATGGAGAGTGACCATAATCCTATGGCTCGTAATCCCGATAGTACGGCTAAAGGGCAGTACCAACTTACTGATGCCACCTTCATTACTGCTAAAAACAGGCTAAAAAGAATTATGGGGGAGTTACCAGAGAGAATAGTAAATGCCGAAACCGTCCTTGATCTGTCTCCTGATGACCAGAGAAGCCTATTTCTTGCTCATCTAACTGAAGATAAGGGAAGTGATGAGAGGATGCAGAGTTATTTAACTGGTGATAATTCTGGTTGGGACTTATATTTACACAATCATTACAAAGGCGACCCTACTCCTAACACTCTAAGACGAAGAAAGAAGTATTTTCCATGAACACAGAAAAGCAGGATAAATTCATCGAACACTACTGCCGCACTGGTAATGCTACCCAAAGTGCAATATACGCAGGATACTCTGAAAAAGGGGCAGTGCAATCGGGTCACAGGCTAAAAAAACAGTTCAATGACCAGATACAAGAGCGTGTCAAGAAAATGGTACAGGATATGGTGCCTGCTTCCCTGTCTGCTATTCAGGCTCTCATAGATCAGGGAGAGAGTGAGTCAGTCCGATTGGCGGCGGCTAAGGACGTATTAGACCGCGCAGGACTAAAACCAGTAGAGAAAACAGAAGTCACCAATATTGAAGCAATGTCAGATGAGGAAATACAGAGGCGTATAGATGTCCTCACAAAACACTGAACTCCTTTTACTTCTTGAGGCTCAGAAGCAAAGGGAAAGATTCAATAAAATAAAGCAGTACGATCCGTACCCATATCAGCAGGAATTCCACTCTACAGGGGCAGAAAACAGTCAACGCCTCCTAATGGCGGCAAACCGTATTGGTAAATCCTACTGTGGGGCGGCTGAGATGTCCTACCATTTGACAGGGATATATCCCAAATGGTGGAAGGGAAAAGTATTTACAAACCCTATCACAGCATGGGCAGGAGGTGTTTCAAACGAAACCACCAGAGATATCGTACAGGCAGAACTATTGGGTTCCCCCGATGATCCAGAAGCCTTTGGCTCCGGTTCGATTCCAAAACATCTAATAATAAAGACGGAACGTAAACCCGGCGTACCAAACGCTAAAAGTGTTGCATTAATCAAACACATTTCCGGGGAGAACTCCTCTTTACACTTCAAAGCCTACGAGATGGGTGTGGATAAGTGGCAGGGTAGATCAGTGGATGTGGTATGGTTGGACGAAGAACCCTCCAGAGAATTGTATTCTCAGGCTGTTACACGCACCCTAGATAGGCGTGGAATGGTGTATATGACCTTTACCCCTGAGCAGGGTATGACTGAAACGGTTGCCAGTTTTATGAACCGAATTCAGAAAGGACAATCCCTTACAAATGCCACATGGGATGATGCAAGCGAAAGCATCAAGTCCATGAATGGGGAAAAAGGCCACCTAAACGAGTCTGTCATGCAACAGATTCTCAGCGCATACGCTCCACATGAAAGAGATATGCGTAGATATGGGCGACCTACCATTGGTTCTGGTTTGATATTCCCTATTGATGAAGAGAGTTTAATGATTGATCCTATCAATATTGAGGATCACTGGCCCAGAATTGCGGCTATTGACTTTGGTTGGGATCACCCTACTGCTGTTGTCTGGTGTGCTATAGACACAGAAGAGGATATGTTTTACGTTTACGACTGTTATAGAGCATCGAAGGCGAGTCCGGCTGTTCACGCTGAAGTTATTAAACAGAGGCCGCACTTTATCCCTATTGTCTACCCACATGACGGAAACCGCAGGGACAGCATGGGGAATCCGGGTCTTGCCGAGCAATATAGAAGTTTAGGGTGCAATTTTACACTGGATCACTTTACAAATCCTCCCGGTCTTGGGCAAACTAAAGGCTCAAACTCTATAGAAGAAGGCTTGATGGCTATGTTACAGGCTATGGAAGATGGAAGATTTAAAGTATTTAACACGCTTCCAGATTGGTTTGAAGAGTTTAGGATGTACCACAGGAAGAATAACAAAGTTGTTGCTATCCGTGATGACATTATGAGCGCAACACGGTACGCATTTCAATCACAGCGTCATGCTATTGCGGGGTCTGACCCTACATGGACTGCTGATATAACCTATAGGAATTACGGAATTGTCTGATAAAGAACGAGAACTGATATCAAGAATCCAAGGAGAGATCACAGACTCTCTTGGATATGATGGCGAAATATCGGAACAAAGAGAAAAGGCGCAGGAATACTACTACGCCCTACCGTTTGGCAATGAGGTTGAAGGCCGCAGTCAATACGTTGATTCTACTGTTCAGGATACTATTGAGTGGATTAAACCATCCCTTATGCGCGTGTTTGCCTCTGGTGACGAGATGGTTAAGTTTACCCCTCATGGCCCTGAAGATGTTGATGCCGCCGCACAAGCGACTGACTATGTAAACTACGTCTTTACTAAGGATAATCCCGGTTGGGAAATTTTATATTCATGGTTCCACGATGCACTCCTACAAAAGAACGGTATTGTAAAAGTATGGTGGGATGAGTATGATGAAGTAAAAAGAGAGGAGTATAGCAATCTATCCGAGATGGAGTTGCAATATCTGATTACTAATGACAACATTGAGGTTCTTGAGCATACCCAAAAAGATTCCATCGTAAATGGCGTTCCTGAAGTAACGCATGATGTTGTTATTAAGAAGTATAATACTGACGGTAGGATTAAAATTGAAAATGTACCGCCTGATGAATTCTTAATTTCCAGAGAAGCAAAGTCAATCAAAGATGCTAGGTTCGTTTGTCATAGAGTAAAGAAAACTTTATCAGAACTCCGCATGATGTACCCCGATGATGACTTTGGCATTGAAGATTTAGGCGGCGGATATAATGAGCAATCCTATAACGCAGAGCGTCTAGCACGTTATGAGTTTGACCAGTCAGAAGATATGGCAGAGGGTTGGGGTGGAAACGAAGAAGAAGCCCTAAGAGAATACTGGCTACACGAATCATATCTTAGAACAGACTTTGATGATGACGGCATTGCAGAACTCAGGAAGGTTTGCACTGTTGGTAATTATGTGTTTGCCAATGAAGAAATTGATTATACTCCGTTTATCTCAATTACTCCTTTAAAAATCCCGCATAAGTTCTTTGGTCTGTCTGTTGCAGACCTTGTGATGGACTTACAGTTAATCAAGAGTACGCTTATGCGTAACCTGATGGACAACGCTTACAATCAGAACTTTGGTCGGTACGCAGTCTTAGAAGGTCAAGCGAATTTAGATGACCTCCTAACCCAGAGGCCGGGGGGCGTGGTACGAGTTAAATCTCCCAACGCCGTCATGCCGTTGGCCACCCCTCCCCTTGAGCCTTATTCATTCCAGATGTTAGGATATCTTGACGAGGTAAGAGAGTCAAGGTCAGGCGTGAACAAGAACACTCAAGGCATTAATGCAGATGCCCTAACCTCTCATACTACAGCAACAGCCGTTAATGCTGTGATGACTAATGCTCAGTCAAGAGTTGAGATGATTGCAAGGCAGTTTGCCGAGACAGGCGTTAAGGAATTAATGTGGATAATTTACGAACTTCTGCTCAAGTACCAAGACAAAGAACGAGTAGTAATGTTGCGTAATGAGTGGGTTCCTGTACGTCCTGATAGTTGGTCAGATAAGATGGATTGCACCGTATCTGTAGCCCTTGGTAATGGATCAAAAGATCAGCAGATGGCTCACCTGTCACAAATGATTCAGTTTGCCGCAGAAGCCATGCGCGGTGGGCTTCCCATTGTAACTTCACAGAATATGTACAATCTTGGTTCCGCATTGGTTAAGGCTATGGGATATCAGAATGTTGGAGACTTCCTGACAGAACCTCCACCGCCGCAACCGCAACAGCCTACTCCAGAAGAGCAAACCGCTATGATGGAGCAACAGATTAAAATGAAAGAGTTGGAAATCAAACAGGGCGACCTACAAGTTAAGATGATGAAAGTCCAACAAGATGCACAGGAAGCCGCTGTAGATGCACAACTTAAAGCCGAAGAACTGGCCCTTGAACGAGAACAAGGAAGGGCCGTAGCAATAGGAGCAACATGAGTAGAGATATAGAACACGCTAAACGCCTTCTTAATGACCCTCTATACAATGAATCATTTGACAAACTAGCAGAAAGTATTTTTAACACTTGGTCACAATCAGGTGTGAACGATGTCGAAAGCCGAGAGCAATGTTGGCTTTCATTACGACTCCTTGAGAGGATTCGCCTTCATCTAACCAGTATTGTTGAAACCGGAGAGATGGCGGAGAAACTGAAGGAATACCACATATAGGAGATAAATTATGGCGGACACGCAACCAGCCCCGCTTCCAGTAGTACCCGGTAGTGTTACCGAAGCACAAAATGCCTTCCTTGGATTGATGGAACCTGAAGAGGAAACCCCGGAAACCGAAGAAAGCGCCCCTACGGAAGATGTTGAAGAGTCTACTGAGGAAACTCAAGACGAACCATTGGAAGAGGAAGTCCTTGACTCTGAAGAGCCAGAAGAAGTTGAAGAGGCTGAAGAAGAGGAAGAGGAAGAGTTAGACGAAGATGAGGTCGAAGAGGAACCTGAAGTTTATGCCGTCAAAGTTGACGGTGAAGAACTTGAGGTAAGCCTTGATGAACTTGTTAAAGGGTACTCCCGTCAGTCTGACTATACTCGTAAGACGCAAGAACTTGCAAGCCAGAGAGAAGAAATGGCTCAACTGCAACAGCAGTGGGCTAGTGAGATTACTCAGGCACAGGCGGAGCGTCAGCAATACATAGACGCACTTGGACAATTTGTTCAAAACTCTATGGCAGGATTGGAACAGTTTGGAAATGTAAATTGGGAACAACTTCGTGAAGAAGACCCCATTGCATTTGTTACCAAGAAAGAAGAGTTCCGCGATGCTCAAGAACGTGTACGGCAAGCGCAAGCCCAACAAGAAGTTGAGTATCAGAAACAACAGCAGGAAGTTGCCAGAATGCGGCAACTGGCCGTTCAGGAAGAACACAAAAAGTTAGTAGCCGCTGTGCCTGAATGGAACGAACCAGAGAAACGTAATCAGATGGCATCTGAACTTTCAGCATACGCTGTTGAACAGGGATTCTCCAAAGAGGAACTGAAACAACTAATCGACCATAGATCGTTAATCGTTCTTATGAAGGCGCAGAAATATGATGCACTTCAGAAGTCTGATGTTAAAGCGAAGAAGTTAAAGAACAAACCCAAAGTTGTCAGGTCTGGTAAGGGTTCTAACAAGAAGTCTGATACTGCCAGAGCCAAACGTATTGCGTCCATGAAGCGTCTTAAACAGTCTGGCAAGCCAGAAGATGCTGCAAGCCTGTTTGAAGATTTTGTAGAACTTTAACTAAGGAGGCTTTAAAATGGCCGCAACAGCAAATACGAGGGAAACTTACGGAGCAGTAGGTATCCGTGAAGACCTCTCTAATATCATTTACAACATCAGCCCGATGGACACGCCGTTTATGAACGGTGTGGGCAAAGGGTCTTGTGACAATACCTACTTTGAGTGGCAGACTGATGAACTTGCCGCCGCCGCCGCGAACCGACAGGTTGAAGGCGATAACCCCGATCCGATTGCAGTGGCAGAGCCGCGCCGTCTGGGCAACTACACGCAGATCAGTTACAAAACTGTGATGACGAGTGGAACCGCCGAGGCCGTGGATTTTGCAGGCCGCAAGTCGAGTCAGGCATATCAACTGGCTAAACGCGCAAAAGAGATCAAGCGAGACATGGAAAAGATGCTTCTTGATGACACTGTTCGTTCTGCCGGTGCGGCGATTGGTGGCCCTGCCGCGGCCCGCGCAACTGGTGCGTTCAACTCTTGGATTGGTACGACTGCCGCCGGTACGTCCCCGATTCTTGATGGTGGTGCTTCGCCTGTTGTCGGTCTTGTCAACAACGGTACTGGCTCTCCTGCCCCCGGCCCTGACGGCACGACTGTTGCCGCCGCCGGTACGACCCCAACTGTGACTCTTACCCTCGCTATGATTAACGAGGTTGTGTCTCGCATTTGGGACTTAGGTGGAACTCCAGACGTTATGATGTGTTCTGGCGCTCTCAAGCAGACCATTTCTTCACTTGGCGGCTCTGTCGTTGCTGACCTTCAGAAGAATGTTGGTGATGGTCAGGCTACCGCAGTGAACGCGGTTGACGTTCTTGTTACGGACTTCGGTACGTTCAAGATCGTTCCTAACCGTTTCTGCTTGGCGAACCGTGTGTACGTCATTGACTACGATCTGTGGTCAGTTGATTACCTCCGTCCTTTCAAAACCGAAACCCTGTCAAAGACTGGCGACAACATCAAACAGATGATGCTTGCTGAGTACGGGCTTCGCGCTAAGAATGGTAACGGCAACGGTATCATCAAAAACGTTAAGTAGAGGTACTATGGTGATAGCCCCCTTCGGGGGGCTTGATCCTTATTATGTTTATATACAATAGCATACCCACTGTAGTTGTAAAAGATAATGTTGTAACCCCAGAAGAATGTGACTACATTATCAAGTTTGCAGAAAAGCGTGGTCTACAAGAGAATAGAATCAATGTAGGCGATGAAATGGTAAAAGACCCTAGCAGAACTAGCAAGGGTACATTTGCCAAACACGATGAAGATAAAGTCATTGCTGATGTACTACAAAGACTTGCTTCTATTGCCGGTGTTCCGCTTAGTAGAGCAGAACCCGCTACGATACAAAGGTATCAACCCGGACAAGAATACAAGCCGCATTTAGATGCGTTTAAGCCGGGAGAAGTTATGCCTGATATGTTTAAGGCAGAAGAGGCAGGCAACAGGGCTGTAACTGTTATACTGTATCTTAATGATTCGGATGGCGGATCAACAGGGTTTCCTAACTTGGGATTGGTTATGCAGGCTTTCCAAGGCAGGATACTGATGTTTGGCAACCTAGACGAAAACAAGGAAGCGCACCCCCTATCAATGCACATGGGTTTACCGCCCAACACAGGGGATAAGTGGATACTTACACTTTGGTTTAGAGAGAGGGATTATATTTTGAAAAAATCGGATATCCGTAAAGCAGTAAAGCAGATGGAATCATCTGACAAGAAACAGGCTAAAAAACAAAACAAGCCTAAACCTTTAGAAACCCAGATGAAAGATATACTGGAAGGTAACAATAGGAAGTACCATGTCTAAGAGATCAGCACAACCGTGGCAGAAGTTCACCCCAGAGGATGATGGTGGTTTTACTCTTGAGACATTCCAAGATACTACACCTGTTCTTGAGAAAAACAAAGCAGATTACAATAACTACGGAGATAAAAAAACTCCGGGTAAACAAGGCGAGGGCGTAAGGGTTGCATCCATTCCTATCACCGTATGGGAGAAGTGGATGAAGGAAACCAACGGCATGATCCAAAAGGATTCAAATCTTTTAAAGAAATACCTTAACGACCCTGATAACAAATACTTTAGGACAACTCCTACGAGGATTTAATTATGTGGCTATACCAACCTACATTTACTGGTAATGACCAACTGCCTATCATTAACAACAGAGTATGGTTTAAAAGTAAAAACAGTTAATGGCTATATCTAACTACACTGAACTACAGACAGCGGTAGCAAACTGGTTAGACAGGGATGACTTGTCTGCCAGAATACCGGAGTTTATTGGGCTATGCGAGGCGCGGTTTAACCGCTCCTTGCGTATTCGCGCTATGGAAACTCTGGATACCTCTGTGTCTACTGTGGCAGATACCAAGACTATAGCACTGCCTACAGGCTATGTTCAGATGCGTGATATACATATCACTGGCGATCCGCTTGTTCAGTTGCAGTATGTTACCCCTGAGATTATGAACCGCATCCATGCGGGAAGTGTAGCCGGTAGGCCAGAGGTGTACACTATCATTGGTGAGAACATTGTGCTTGGGCCAACGCCTGACGCTGTGTATTCTACAAGTATGTTGTACTACAAGACGTTTGATGCGCTTAGTGATTCTAGCCCAACCAACTGGGTGATTACTAATGCGCCAGATGTTTATTTGTATGGGACTCTGCTAGAAGCGGAGCCTTTTCTTATGAATGATGCTAGGGTTCAACTATGGGCTACAGCATTAACTGAATCTATTAATACCCTACAGGAACAGGATAACAAGGATAGACACTCTGGTTCCGCTCTTAGGGTGATGAACACAGGCGGGTATCACTAATGGGATTAGAAAGCGCAACCTATTTAAACGGACTCGTTGATACAAACCCCGGCGCTACAGACAATGTATCGCAAGGTGACGATCATCTCCGTTTAATCAAATCTGTTCTAAAGAATTCGTTTCCGTCTGTAGATGCGGCGGTAAACGCAATTCACACAGGAACCTCTGCACCCTCTACCTCAATCTCGGCGGGGTTGTTATGGTTTGATACAACCAACAATGTATTGAAATTAAGGAATGAGGCTAACGATGCGTGGATTACGCTACCAATATCCCCCGTAACATCTAATACTGTAGACATTGATGGCGGCTCTATTGACGGTACAGCCATTGGAGCAACATCAGAATCCACAGGTAAGTTTAGTTCTGTAAACATCGCGGGTGATGGAGCCACGGTAACAGGTATTAAAGATGAAGATGATATGGCATCTGATTCTAATGTTAAACTTGCTACCCAACAGTCCATCAAAGCCTATGTAGATTCACAGGTTACAGCACAAGATTTAGACGTTACGACTGATAGCGGCAGTATTGACATTGACCTTGACTCCGAGGCTCTTACAATTGCCGGTGGTGAAGGCATTGATACATCAGCCACAGGAACCACCGTAACCATTGCGGGTGAAGATGCCTCTACCTCAAACAAAGGTATTGCATCGTTTAACTCTGATAACTTCGCCGCATCCTCTGGTGACATTACAATCAAGGATGGCGGTGTAGCCAACGCTGAACTGGCGGATATGGCGGCTAACACGGTTAAGGTTAGAGATGCTAACTCTTCCGGTGTACCCTCTGATAAGACCGTAGCAGACACAGAGATTCTTATTGGTGACGGCACAGGATTCACTGCCGCATCCCTCTCTGGTGACGCCACCATGACTAACGCAGGGGCAGTAAGCGTAGTCAAGATTCAGGGGCAGTCAGTTAGCGCAACCCCCGCGACTAACGACCAATACCTTAAATACTCTAGTTCATCTAACGAATGGCAGAAGGTAGACGTTCTTGCTCCTGACCGACTAACTACCAAGGGTGATCTTCTTGTATACAACACGGTTGACTCAGAAACGAGACTGCCGGTTGGTACTAATGATTACTCCTTGTTGGCTGATTCCTCTGCCACTAACGGTGTAGCATGGAAACAGGTACAGACCACCACGATTGCTGACGATGCTGTTACTGCTGACAAACTGGCTGACACTGCTGTCACGCCGGGAAGTTACACGGCTTCTGCGATTACAGTAGATCAGCAGGGAAGAATAACAGCCGCAAGCAGTGGCAGTTTCATTGCTAAGACAGGCGCTAACGCATCAGGTCAACTCCCCTCTGGTACTACCGCACAGAGAGATGGATCACCCTCTGCGGGTATGATTCGTTATAACTCTGACACAGGAAGTTTTGAGGGTTATGGAGCGGCTTGGGGTAGCATTGGTGGTGGAGCATCAGGAGCAGGAGGGGATGAGATATTTTATGAAAATGAACAAAATGTCACAACCTCATATTCAATTTCGTCTAGCGAAAATGCTATGAGTGCAGGGCCAATAACCGTCGATTCGGGAGCCACTGTCACTATTCCTAGCGGATCAACTTGGGTTATAGTATGAGTACATTAGAAGTTAATTCAATCGACAAAGAGAGCGGTTCCACGCTGACTCTCGGCGGGTCTGGAACGCAAGTCACGCTACACGCATCTGCCACTTCATCTGGGTTTGATTCTGGTCTTGCCTCTGTACAGGTCTTTACCAGTTCGGGAACTTGGACGCGACCAAGCGGAATCACAAAAGTAATTATGGAAGTGCAGGGGGCCGGAGGAAGTGGGAGCGCGGGCGGGTATTACAACAACGGCTCCGCTGGCGGTTATGCGAAGAAATTATTGGATGTATCGTCAATCTCTACCTCGACGATTACCGTTGGAGCAGGAGGCGCGGCTAAATCCGCAAACACAGGAGCGGGTAATGCGGGAGGGGATAGTTCTTGGGCTGACGGCACAAACACAATCACAGGTAGCGGGGGTCTCGCGGGTAGCGGATCAGTAAATACTGGGGTTGTTGGTGGGGCCGCAAGCGGGGGCGACATCAATATTCCGGGAGGCAGAGGAAGCATGATCAACTATGGGGCGGGAGATTCCATGTTCGGTTATGGGGATGTTGAACAAACTGTCGATGGTGTTGGGTATGGAAGCGGTGGATCATATGGTTACACAACATATGCGGGTGGGGCAGGCGCTCCCGGAATCGTAGTCGTGTGGGAGTACAAATAATGAAATACGCAATAGTCAAAGACTCCCTCGTTACAAACATCGTGGAATGGGATGGCGAGTCTGAATACACGGTAGACGGCGAACTGATCCAAGCAGATGAAAACGCATGGATTGGAGGCGAATATAACGGATCATTTGTTGCTACACCGCCTACACCAGATAACGGTACATACGTTGAAAAACGTCAGGCTGAGTATCCACCAATTGGTGATCAACTAGATGCGCTTCTTAAACATCTTAATTACCGCAGAACCCAAGGCGATGAACTGGTTCAACAACTAGATGATGTCATTGCTGAGTGGCTGTCTGTTAAATCGAGGCATCCTAAATCATGAGTAGCGAATTAAAGACAAATAAGATTTCTCCGGCAACGGGGACTACCACGACTCTCGGAGATGCTTCGGATGTTTTCCAACTTCCCGCATCTGCTGAGATCGACATTGCCTCTGGCGCGACTCTGGATGTAAACGGAACGCTAGACGTAACAGGTGCGACTGTATCTGGACTGACAACTGGTTCGATTGTAAAAATTTCCTCGACTGCCGTAACTTCATCAGTTTCAAGCATAGATTTTGCGGCTTGTTTTTCCGCAACTTATGAAACCTATTTGGTTACGTTTGTGTCTATTGGCAACGCATCAAGCAGTTCGATGTATGCGCGATTTGGAGACTCTGATCTCTCTACAACCAGAACACACGGAAGTCAGTACCACATTAATTACGCCAATAATTCAAACGCTACAGAAACTTACACTTCGTCAACAAATGGTTTCGTGATTGCGCCCTACGCAAACACAGGAAACATTCTTGCATCCAGTGGTCAATTTTGGGTGTATGACCCTTATGACTCATCTGTCGCGACGAAAGTAACAGGAATGTGGCAAGGATATTCGGACAATCATGCGACTTATGTTGGTGGTTACATCGGCGGTCAAGTTACTGCCGCATCTCAAGATGAATCTATCCAATTTCATATGTTGAGCGGAAACATTGGTAACGCATCTATAACTGGACGTATCACAATCTATGGAGTCGCACACTGATGACTTACACGAAAAATGATGTTGCCCCAAAGATCGTCAACGGTGAACCTGTTGAACTTTCTGACGCAGACAAACAAATTATTGCGGATCAGTGGAACGCTAATCAAGAAGCGGCACAGGCAAACCAGTGGAAACATCAGCGTCTTGCCGCTTATGCCTCAGTAGGCGATCAACTAGATATGCAGTATTGGGATTCGGTGAACGGAACCCGAACTTGGCTCGACCACGTTGAAGCAGTGAAGGAGGCTTATCCTAAATGAGTACAGTCAAAGTAGACACTATTGAGCCTCGCACAGCGAGTAGCACCATCACGATTGGAGCGGCGGCTAACAACCTAACCACGCTTACGTCAGCGGCATCCATCACGATGGACTTAAACAACAACAATAACTTCAAGGTTACGCTTGCTCACAATGCTACGTTCAACAATCCGTCTAATCCCACAGCAGGGCAGACAGGCTCTATCTTCATTACGCAGGATGGCACTGGCTCAAGGACAGCCAGTTGGGGAACCTCATGGGATTTTATCGGTGGAACCGCACCCACTCTGACTACGACTGCGGCGGCTACTGACCGTATTGACTACATCGTACTTGACTCCACCAACATACAGGCAGTTGCTACTCTGAACTATTCCTAATGAGTCTTAACGGTAATAACGTCATTGGCAGTTCTGGTCACAGAACTAATCAGCCTCCTTTTGAGATCGACCAGTCGTTGCGGTTTAACGATGATGATTCTGCTTATTTGAGCAGGACTCCAAGCGCGGGTAATCGTAAGACTTGGACATGGAGCGGCTGGATAAAGCACTCAACAGTTGGTTCTGATTATTGGGAAAATGTATTTGGAGCAAAAACTGATTCCAACAATTACGCCTATATTGTTTTTGAGGCTGATGTACTCAGGTTTTTTAATTATGTTTCAGGATCGCAAAATGGACAGACTTCAACATCTGCTCCGCTTTATCGTGATCCAGCGGCGTGGCGGCACGTTGTAATTGCGTGGGACACCACTCAAGCAACAGATACTAATCGCCTTAAAATTTACATAAACGGAGAGCAATTAAGCCTCCCGGCAACTGTAAACTATCCTTCTTTAAATCACGATGGAATTATCAACAGTGCTACTCCACATTACATTGGTGGGCAAATAAATGGAGAGTTTGACGGCTACCTAGCCGAAATGAACTTTATCGACGGCACTGCCTTAGACGCATCCTCCTTTGGTGAAACCGATTCAGCCACTAACCAATGGGTTCCTATCGAATACGTTGGAAGTTACGGTACTAACGGCTTTTACCTTCCATTCTCAGCCACGGAACTTGCGAATAGTTTCACTTCTGATAATAGCGGAACTATTATAGATGCTTATACTTCCGGTTCTGGCAACTGGACTTGTCCCGCCGGAGTAACCTCTGTTGAGGTTCTTGTAGTTGCCGGTGGAGGTGGAGGCGGAGGTCTTGGAGGCGGTGGTGGTGCGGGTGGCGTTGTTCACCAAAGTAGCAGAACAGTAGTACCGGGAAATACATACGCATACTCTGTTGGCACTGGCGGAAGTGGCAATAATTATGGATTTGGTCTTTGGGGAGGAAATGGCGGAAATAGTACCTTTGACACGATAACGGCTGTCGGAGGCGGTGGAGGATCAGGAACCGGATATGCCGGTGGCGCAGGAAAAGACGGTGGTTCTGGCGGCGGCGGTAATGGAGGGTATGCAAGCCCCGGAGGTTCTGGCACTCAAGCAGATTCTGGTGGAGGTACTGGCTACGGAAATGATGCCGGTGATGGATACGGAGGAAACTACTACGGAGGTGGTGGTGGAGGAGCCGATACTGCCGGTGGAGATGGCAATAGCCCGTCAGGATATACAGGTGCGGGTGGATCAGGAAAACTATTTTCTACCTTTACTGCTTATGGAACCACATCAGGAAACGTAGCATCTTCAGGAAGTGATGGTGGCTACTTCGGTGGTGGAGGAGCCGGTGGTGGGGGAAACGGTACAAGCGCCGGAACCACAGGTGTAGGCGGTGGCGGATCAGCCGGAATAAACACATCAAACGGCGGAGATGCGATAGCGAACACTGGCGGAGGCGGCGGCGGTGGAGGAAATTCTACAGGAGGTGATGGTGCTTCAGGTATTGTCCTTATTAAATATACGGGGCCGCATACCGTAACAGCCAACGGTGACGTAACCAATACCCGCGCTCAGAAGAAGATCGGCAGTTCATCTATTAAGTTTGATGGTACTGGTGATTATCTT